CCCGCGACAAGGTGATGGCGCGCATTGAGGCGCTGGCTCCAGAGGTAGCGCGGCTGCGCGCTGAACAACGCGAATTGAACAAGCGGTACAAGGCGGCTCATCACGCCTGGGCAACGGCAGACATTGAGTTGAAGCACCACCGCTTGTATCTGTATTCACTAGCGGCGGGCGCTGCCAGCGGCACGCTGGTCATGCCGCTTGATGACGCTAAATCCCGAAATGTCTGATATGTTTCACGCCTGGACCACAAGGCCGACACAGCGTGATGCGCGGCCTCGGCGCAGCGTCACAATCAGTACGTCAGACGTGCCACAGGGCGGTCTACAATCGGCCTCGCGCTGGCCAAATCGCTCCCGTTTGCCCTGGAACGATGGGTGTACGCGCTCAAGCAGGCGCACTCGATGCCGCCGCCCTGCGACGTACACCCCAGCGCTGCTTGATCGCTTAGACGGGCTAGGTCAGACGAGCGACCGCGAGCGCGCCGACCAACCCGAAGACCACCGTCGCCGACAACGGCAACACCCCGACCAGCCCCAGGATCGCCAGCAGCAGGACAATAATTGCTATCAGCGATCCGATCGACACCGCGTACGCCCCTACCGTTCCTATCTGCATTACGTTCCCCTATCGCACTAAGTAAGCCAGACCACGCTGAAGCCGCCCAGACGTTCAAAGTCTGAACGGCTCAGGATGTCGTAAATGCCCTTGTAGCCTTGCGCGCTGTTGGCCACCCACAGATTGGTGCCCTGCACCCCGCGCAGAGCGACCCAGTGGTACCAGTTCGCTCCACTGAGCATGCCCGGCGTTTCACGTGCCAGCGCGTACACCGAGTCATAGTCGAGCCACCCCTGCGCGCTGTCCTGGCCGTACTCCCCGAGCACCCGCTGCAGCTCGGCGCCTGAGCCATCCATCAGCCCGTAGGTCGGGTTGATGTTCTCGGTGTAGCCAATCTGCATGGTGGTGGTGTAGCGGTCACTCGCAGCCTCCATGCCGGTCGCCACTTTGAGCCAATCCAGGCTGCACGCGGCGCACGTCCAGTCCAGCAACTGGGGCTCCATCGGTGTATAGGGATCCCATCGAACCGCCGGTGGTGCCGGCTCGATCCCTGCTAGAAAGCCAGTCGATTGACTTTGTTGTCTTGCTCGTAATACCAGTACTGCGCGTCGCGGGCGAGCGTGAGCGAGATCTTGTGGCCAGGGTCGAGGATCACGTACTGCTCGTCGCTGCGGGCCTCGTCGCCGTTGTCGTCGATGGCAGCCTGCACGCCTGGGCCGATGTTGTAGTCAGCCATGCACACCCGCCTCCATGAGCGCGAGCGCCGCAATCAGGCTGTCATCTAAGATCCAGCGCTGCTCGCCGTCGGTATCGATCACGCGCTGCTTGACCTCGGCGGCGGCCTGCTCGGCGGTTTTGGCCTCGCGGCTCAGGCCGGGCTGCATCGCCACCATGACGTGCAAGCTCTGGCCCATCAGCGCGTCGGCACCACCACCTGGCGGCCAGTACGACACGCTGCCGCAGCCCTCGAACGGGCACGGCACCACCACCACGTTCAGGTTGTCGGTGCCGTCGATGTTGGTGCCGTAGGTGACCGTGGTGGGATCGAGCGTGCCGCCGTGGCTGCCGCCGGGGGCATCATCATGGACATACTCCCAGGCAGCGGGATCGTCGAAAGAAGTGACCTTGACGCTCATCAGGCGTTTGCCTCCAGCGTGATGCAGTTGCCGGCGGTCCCGTTGTAGGCCGCCACCGCAGCGGTCGCCACCGCGATCATCGTCAAATACAGCGCATCTACGCCTGCTCCCACGGTTGGCTGGCCGCAATTGGAGACGACCCATGTCCCGACCTTCGTCGCCGTCGGCAGGACCGCCTTCCGGACATACCGATAACTCGTCTGGATCTGCCCCCCGGCCACGGTGTAGGACTGAGTGACCAGTGACGTTGTGGTCTCTCCCAGGATCTCGTAGTACCTGAGGCATCGCGCGAGGTCGTCGGCCGGGTGCATGGGCACGTAGTTGGCCGCCTGGCTGCCCACCACCAGCATGGCTTGACCCGCGTACCACTGCGAGCACGTCGCCTGGAAATTCAACTCCACGTTGAGCACCGTGGCGTCGTTCGGTACCAGCCCGCTGACCGTGAGTGTTACTGCCGCCGATGAGCCAGGGTGAAAACTGCTGACGGCATTCAGTGGACCGGTGCCATCGGTGCTCAGTGAAATCCGCACCGCATTCGCCGCGTTCGCCCACACCCGCATGGACAGCGACACCGTCTGTCCCCCCAGGTGCCCGACGTGATTCCCGTCACCGGCAAATTTCACTTGCTGCAACAGGTAGGACGCCGTCGAATGGGTGTACGAACCCTGGACACAGGGAACGGTCGCGCCGCTGACTGCACCGATCCCCGCCGATGCACACGACACCGAGATCGCCGAGCCGCCGCCGAGGGCGATCTGCCAGCGGTCGGCCGTATACGCCGTGTTGGTGATGAACGGACCGTTGCCGCGCTGGGCGATAGCCATGCCACCATTCACCAGCAGGTTGTCGCGCGCGACGTCCGGGCCCAGCATGGAATTCGAGATCGAGCCCGCGGCGATCGCCGCCCCCGAGATGCTGCCCGGTGGCAGGTTGACCGGCGAGCCCAGCGTCACGCCCGTCGCGTCCACCTGGAGCAGCACCGTGGTGCCGTCCGCGGCATAGGCGATCAGATCCCTCGAGCCCGTGCCCGCGTTTTTGAGGGTCAGCGCATACGTGGCCGCGTCATTGATGCCCGAAAGTGAGATCGGGATGTTTCTCAGCCCCTGGAAATCTTCGACGAGCTGCGCGACGTGCTCCGCGGTTGCCAGGTCGCCGTTCTGGGGATCTACAAATGAGGCCGTAGCAGCCACCGCCTTTCAGATAAGCGCACGTCTAGCTAAGACCAGCTCTTTCCGACCTGACCGTAGGTCGTCCCGTCATTCCACAGCCACGGCGTACCCGTCGTCGCCAGCACCGCCACCTGGAGATCCACGGTCATCACGCGCCGTGCCGACGCATCCCCGAGGGTGGCCTCGACCTGGGTCATCGTCATCCCCGCCACGATCAGCGTGGTCAGCGCGATCCCATTTTCGTCGACGAACGGCACCGGGCCTTTGCCCTGCAGACCCTCGAGCTTGCTCTGGGCCTGGTTGCGCGTGCGGCCATCCACCGCGCCGTCGCCGTACCGCACTTCCTGACCGACCACCACCTGATACGTCCGCACCTGCAACAGGTCGGGCCTGGGGATGGTGCGGCGGCTCTGTTTTCTCAGCACCGCGGGCGTCGTGCTGGTGCCGCTGCCCACGTGCCGCAAGACGTACCGATTGGCCATCACCGGTAGCACCGGCCGCACCGTGGCCCGCGGGTTGCGGCGGTACGTGCCAATCGGGGTGTACGCGCTCGAGCCGTCGGTGGCCACGCTCAGCGCGATCTGCTGGCCCGTGCCCAGCGTCTCACCCTCCCCCACGAACTCTCGGAGAAACTTCGGCAGGCTGTCGTCACCGTGGTCCGTTTCGGGGCTGTCGTACTGAAAACTGGTGGCGAAACGGTACTGTCTGGCCTGGCGCAAGTCACGGTACGCCGAGTCCAGCGGCAGGTACGCCCATGACAGGCTGCGCACGCCCGAGCCGTCCACCGTCGCCATCCATAGCCGCGGGTTCATGGTCACCAGCCCGCTCACGTGCATGCTGGTCACTTTGAGGCCAGTCAGGACGATGGGCGCCACGAACCACACCAGCGGCCCCACAACGTCACCCTGGATGGACACCCTGGCCTTGCACACCCACGTGTTGGCGCCGTCGTACACCGACGCCCAGATCCAGCGGCCGTACTTGGCCAGTGCCGTGGCATACCCGCTCATGGGGCATTGCGGGGGCACCTGGGACGCCCAGCCGCAGTCCTCGGACGTGCCGTAGGTCTGGGCGTTCTGCACATTCAAACGTTTCAGGGTGTAGCCCGCGTTGAAGTACAGGTACCCGTCACTGCTCAGCGAGGCGACACCATTGCTATCCATCACCGTCTGCTCGACGTCGGGCGTCAGGTTCGGCGCCGTGCCGTCACTGCCGAAATCGAAGATGCCGCCGGTGGTCACCGCGTACGCGTGGGCGCGGGTCGCCACCATGCTTCTCACCGGGTACGCCCCCAGCGCTAACGGCACTTTCCAATCGGGCGCATTGAGTGGGTTCGCGGCCACGTAGCTGAGGGTGGTGGGGCTGACCTCGGACACCATGCGCAGACTCGACAACCCGTCGGTGTTCCACCACACGGTCGTGCTTTTTCCGCGCTGCACGGCGCCGGCCACCATCGTGTTCGACCACGCCCCCAGACTCGGGAGTTGCCAGATGTTTCCCGTAGTACGGCCGCCCACGATCAGGTTGGTTTTCCAGGGCTCGATCGACACCGCCACGAACCCGGCACCCAGGTCCTGGTCCTGGGTGGGGGCGCCACTGCCGCCAGCAATTTTGTAGGCGTACCGTCCGCCGACCAGGTAGATGTTGTTGTCCTGCTCGGCCCAGTCGGCGATGTCCGCGCCAGGGGCGATCGGCAGCGGGACCGACGTGACCTGGGGACCGGGCAGCATCATGCCGTCCGCGTTGTCGACGTTGGTGCCCCAGCCGCGGCCGTCGCTCCAGTCCGTCTCGTTCAAGGGGTCGATCTGCACACTGGGCCGAATCTCGGCCGTCATGCGGATCGCCACCTGGCCCTTTACCTGGGGGATGTACTCGACCACATAACTCGTTGGCGTGGACAAAGGACGTGCGCGGTATGACTCGCCGTCTATTTTGAGCTCACACGGGAAGGCGATCGGGGGCACGGTGGATTACCAGGTGCTCCAGCCCATGCCGAGGGGCCACTCTTTTCCGTCGCCGTGCCACCCGTAGCCCGTGGTCAACTCACTGCCCAGTTGCCGCTGCTTGTGGCTCAGTTGCATCAATTTGGCTACGTTGGCCGCCGTGCGGGCCTTGGTGGCCAATGCGTCATATCTGGCGCCCTCTGGGCCGGTCGCCAGCGACTCGTAGGCATTGGCCAGCGTCACGGCCACCACCAGGTCCGGCGTCAGGAGGCATTCGTCCGAATCGTTGACCAGGCCCACGGTGGACGGTCCCCACGCGCCGCCCACGCGGATCCAGGTATCGGTAGGGCGGAACACCTCGACCGTCGCGGCGTTGCCCGTGGGCAGGGTGGGCGCGATCTGCACGCTCAGGGCATCCACGTCGCCGACCGCCACGAACTGGCCCGCCGCAAACGAATTCAGCGTGCCGTCCAGTGCCGCGCGGCGGACCTCGAGCACCGCGTCAGGATCGAGCCATTCCTCGTACGCCGCCAGGCTGTAACTGGCCTGGCCGTTCACCCCCGTCATGGGCAATCGCTGGGTGATCCAGCACTCTCCGAGAGCCTGGTTGATCAACGACCGAAGCCCCGTCCAGCCGTCGTCGTCGTCGGGTGGCAGCAGACGGTGGAGCTCGACGTCGACGCCGCTGGTCACCTGGCCGGGGAACGCTGGCGCCACCATCAATTCGCCGGTGGTCAGGTTCAAGGCGTCCTCGCTGCGGACCCGGCGCATCACAGCAGCCTGGGTGCCCGTCACGGGCATCACCCAGGCATGTTTGTAGCGATTCGCCGTCACCGCGTTGGCCAGTCGGGCTGACAGCACGCTGGTGCCGGCCGCGTTGCCTGGCGCGGTCGTGGTGACCGTGGTCAGACTGTGCAGGGCCTGGGCAACCAGCCGCCGCAGGGCCAGCAGTGAGCGCCGAGCGGACGCCGGCGCGGTGACCGGCCACGCCGCCGAGAACGGGCCGTAGGTGGGGCCTGGGGCGTAGCGCCTGACCTGGTACCAATCGGTCGACACTCCCGCCGAATCGACGTAGGTGTAGACCGTCTGGTGCAGCACGTAGGGAATCGCTGACAGCAGCGTGAAGGGACCGGCTTGCACGCTGCCGTGCCACAGCTCCATCCCCGTCCACGTGCCGATCAGCGTGTCGACGAGGGGCTCGTTGAGCGAAATGGAATTACTGATCAGGTCACCACCTTTGCATTGCCGACCAGGGGCGGGACGTCGCTCGAGGTGATGCTGTGCTGCGGCCAGTCGAGGTAATTGCTGCCCGTTGCCCTGCCCGCGACCGGTATCTGGGTCGGGGCGGAGCTGCCCGTCGGTGGCGCCAGGGCCTGCAGGATGACGGGGGCATAGACCACCTCGGCCGACACAATCGAGCTGGGGCTGACGGCCGTGCCCAGAGTGAGGGTCGGGCCGTAGACGACCTCGCCACTGGCGATCGTGCCAGGGCTGACCTGGCCAGACACGGTGCCCACCGTGACCGTGGGGCCGTACACCTGCTCCGCGGTGGTGATGACGCCTGGCAGCACCTGCAGGGTGACCGTTGGGCTGTAGAAGACTTCCGCGGTGGCGATGGCGTTGGGATTGACCGTCAAGCCACCACCGCCGGCACTCGGCACCCAGATGGTGAGCCACGGCTCCTGGCGCGGGGCCTCGCGGACGAAGGCGTACGGGTCGCGGTACAGCCAGTTGATCTCGGCTGCGGTCAGCACCCGCCCGCGCCAGATGTAGACGTAGCCAATCGAGCCGGGCAGATACCCGCCCGCGGGTGCGCTGGTGTTGCCCATCGCACCGATGAACAGCGGTGTGGTGCTGACGTAGTTGGTGTTGGCCTGCGAGGTGTAGTTGAGCGGCTGGGAAATGCCATCCACGTAGAACTGCAGCGTGGTCGCGCTGTTGCGCAGCGCCGTGTACTGGTGGAACGCGCCATTGACCGGGCTGGTCGTCGTCGCGCCGCTCAACTGGTTGGTGCCGTCGTAGCAGAACAACCCGAACAATCCCGAGACGGGGCCGCCGTTGTTGTCCATGTTGGCGGCCATCGATATTTGCTGGAACCCGCCGCCGTCGCGTTTGGACGCCAGGCCGAACGTCGTCCCACTCGCCGGCGGGTTGGCGTAGGCCATGATGGTGAAGTTCTGCGACCCCGTCCTGTAGCTGGCGATGTCGCCGAAGTTGGCCGCGTCACTCGAGCCGTTGAACAACGCCGCCTGACCCTGCGGCGTACTACGGATAACCGTGGGACCGCCCGACGCGCGCCGGCCCAGCACCAGGTCGCGCGGCACGCCGTCGCCAGTCAGTAACGTGGCAAACGTCAGCCCACGCGCCAGCGGGTGCTGCGGGTTGATTCTCGGCACACCCAGCGGTTTTCGCCGCGGCAGCTCGAGGCCGAGGTCGCGGGCAATCACGCTATTGGGTCTGCCACGAGTAGACCGACACCGTGCCCGCCGAAGCGGCCAGCGCGGTGCCGGTGTTGTTCTGAATGATCAAGTGCATGACGATCGGTCCAGGCATTGGAAACGGGGCTGAGGCCATCACCTGCGTTGTGGCCGTACTTTTGACGGGCAGGCTGGTCAGATACAGCGCCCCCTGCGGCAGGTTGCCCGACAGGACCGTCTGGTACGTGGTGCCCGTCCAGGCAGGCTGGGCGTACACGTCAAGCGTGTTGGAATCACTGATGGTGGGCGCCACGTTGAACGTGATGCTGCCCTGGATCGCTGCCCACGGGTCCAGGTTCGTGGTGTTGTCGACCACGGTGGTGCTCTGGACGATGGCGGCCGACGCCATGCTGTTGAGCTCGGTGGCGCCGACGCCGGCCTGTGAATGGCTGCTGCTGAATTTCGCCACGGGCTACAGCGTGAACAGACCTGAAACGTTGAACACGCAGGTGACGTCGGCACCGTTCGGCACCACAGGCAGCCCGGTGCCCGTGTCCACCCAGGCAATCAGCCGCTGCGCCGAGGCCGCCACGTCAGCCCCGCCGGTCACTGCCGAGCTCTGGAAGTAGAGCAACGAGTGACCGCTGGCATTGGCGGCCGGCGCGGTAAACACGATGTCCGCCGCGTCCGCGGTCCCGCTCGTGCCCGTCTTGGACGCGAGAGCCCCCGAGGTAGCGTGTAACACACCGCTGGCGCCGGTCACGTCGCTGACGAACTTGTGGGCCGCGTTGAACGTGTACGACCGCACCAGCGCGACCTTCTGGGTCGCCGTATCCCAGTCGATCTCGCCCAGCAAAAATCCTTCGCGGCCCGGATTGAACAGCGCGTTCGCCATGAAAGGGCGCCTACGCCACTCGGTACCAGAGTTGGCTGGAGGCGTCCCACCAGAACTCGCTGGCCCGCAACCCTGGAATGACCGTGGTCACCCCGTCGGCGCAGAACGACGTTCCGGCGGCGGCCATGGTGATGGTCGACGCGGCCAGCCCCGTGTTCATGACCACGCAGCGCTGACCGGGGATCGTCCCCTTCGCCAGGATCACGCCCGTGATCGCCGCCGCGGGAATCAGCCGTATCACGTCCACGCTGGTGTCGACCGTGCCACCGGTGGCGAGAGCGACCGCCCCCGCGTTCACCTCGGGCAAACGCCCCGCCTCCCCCGTTACGGAATTTTTCGGCATTCAGTTCCTCTCTGGTGACCGACCACCCACGTGGACGTACTGTTCGCCCAGCAGTGGATCGGCCTCAATCAGGCGTTTCAAACACACGGCCACGTGCCGCATCTCGGCCTGCAGCGCATCCCCCACGAGCACGTGCGGCAACCCTTCGGCATACGCGTCCAGGCACCGTACGCACATCTGCTCGAGCTTCAGGCTCAGAAAACCTGGGCAGGTGCAGGTGTACTCGGCGACGGGTGGCGTCACTTCTTCTTGTTCGCCTGACGCTGCACGTCGAGCGCGATCGCCACCGCCTGCTTCTGCGGGCGCCCAGCCTTGATCTCAGCCTTGATGTTCTGGCTGACCGCGGCCTTGCTGGCAGACTTTTTGAGCGGCATCGTTCAGCCTTGCCGGCCGCGCGCTACTGACGGCGTGCCGACACCCGCGCGCAAGGCATCGAGCAACGCGGCCGGGATATCTCGGGAATTGGCGTACACCGGCCCCTCCGGGAACTCGTAGCCAGCAAACGCCTCGACGACCTCGAGCGTGTCCACGTCGACGAGGGTGCCGTTGGCGGGATAGACCATGCCGTCGCCCCACAGGCCGATCGCGTCGGCCTGCCGGCCGTGCAGGGCAAAGCCCTCGGTGTACAGCCGCGAGGCGACGTACCGCTGCTGCAGATCGGCCGGGGTCGCGTGCAACGCCGACACTTCGACGTCAGGGTCAGGGCGCAGCTCTTTCGTCGCCGTCGCCGTTGCCGTCCTCGTCGCCGCCTCGGGCTTTTCCGGCGCGGCGTGTTGGGGTTCTGAATGTTCGGCCATGATGAGAAAACTCCTTGATCAACCCAGACGGGCGGCTATGACGTCGAACGTCAGGGGCTTCTGTTTCTGTTGTGCTTTCCAGGGGTTCTGGGTGTAGGCGTACAACGCCGCGATGCTCTGGGGCACGCTGGTCTGTTCGCCCACCGGTACGCAGAGCTGCACCCCGTTGACCTGAAAGATGTGCGGCGGGAACTCCGCCGGCAGGCCCCGCGCTGCCAGCGCGGACGCCGCGCGGCGGTCGTTTTCATCGGGGCTGATGGTCATCTCGACGCGCGGCTCGCTCGCCCACGCGGCCAGGATGCGGTCGCGTTCGGTTTCCTTTGGCTCGAGGGGTTGCGGCGGCGGAGGTGGCGCGACCACCGAGGTGTCGCGGGCAGCCAGCACCGCGGATACCAGGGTGGTGAGACCCTGGATCTGCTGACGCATCGCGTCCATCTCGAGGTCGCGCGGGTCGGACATCTGGTCCGACGGCTGTTCGTCTTTCGGCATGGCCGTTTACGGGCTGACAGATGTTTCGATGCGGATAACGCGCAGAGCGTCGAGCACCTTGGCCACGAACACCACGCTCCAGCCCACGTACGCCCGCTGGTGCAGCGGGTCGCTCTTGCTGGGCACGTCGAGCCCGGTGGTGAACACCTGGACCCCCTTGTTCGTCTCGTCGTTGATCGAGCCCACGCCCATCGATTCGAGGTCGATCACCCCGTACGCATTCGGCCCGTAGATCACCGCGGCATGCACCGGGATGCCCGCCGCGCCACCCGTCGGGTAGATCGGCAGATCGGTGGTTTCACGTACCAGCGCGCCGTACACCTCGCCAACCTCGTTGGCCATCATCGGGCGCGTATTGGTGTACCGGTAAATGTCCTGCCAGGCTGGATCCGTGACCAGGTCATATTTTTGACTGGGCGTCACCGCCGCGTGATAAAAGCCGTCGCTGAATTTCGGGACGTTCTGGTTTTCCAGATCCCTGACTGCCAGACGGATCAGGGCCACGGTCATGTTCATGCCCACGGCCACCGTGATGCGGCTGACGGCGGCGCCGCCGTAGCGCACCGTCGAGCCCGCGCCCAGTTCGTTGACCACCAATCGGTGGACCGTCTGGCCCGCCTGCTCGCCCAACTGCTCGACGGCCTGGACGACGCTGTCGTCGATGCCTGCCGTCTCGAGCACGTCGGAGACGGTGAGAAAGTCGCCGTACTGGGCAGCGGTGGCCGTGACCGCGGTGACCACCTGGGAGTTGCCCGCGGGCGTGACACCCTCGGACAGTGGCGTGGTGGCCAGCGACAACACACCGTATTTTCTGAAGTTGGCCACCAGGCCCATGTGTTTGGGGATGGTGACTTTCTGGCCGTCGCCAATCAGGGGCAGGTACGGCAGAAGCCGTTTGATGAGCACGCCGACGTAGAACGTGCGCTGTTCAGCGGTAAGCGTTCCGTAGGTGGATGTAGCCATTTACGACAATCTTTCAGTGGGTGGCGAGGTCGCGGAACCCGCCCTGGCGGGCGCGGCTAATGGCTTCCTCGGTCGGCAGGCCGTCACTGCCCAGCCACCCCGCCAGTACGCCGGAGCCGTTCACGGAACGACCCCCGCCACTCGCCGGTTGCTGGCCGTTCGCGGCCCGGTTGGTTTTCAGAGACTGCACCTCGGCCTCGAGCGCGGCGATCCGTTCCTTGTGTTCCGCCGTCGCCGCCTTATAGGCCACGTCATGCATCAACTTCAGCTTCTCCCCCGGTGTCTGGGCATTGAGCAGCCTTTGATGGCTATCCGCGTCCATGCCGTCGAGGGTTCGGAGCGATGCCAGATCCTGGTTGAATTGCTGCTGGTGCGCCCGTTCCGCCAGGTCGGCTATCGGCGCCACCATCCTGCGCCACTGGCGCGCGAGGTCGACCCGCTGCTTGGCTTCCCAGTCGCCGGCCTCGGCCTGCATCCTGAGTTGCTCGAGCTGCGCGTCGGGCAGCACCAGGTCGACGAACTGCCGCAGGGCGTGGGCATACTGCGCCTCACGCTGCTGGTGCTGTCCCTCGAGGGTGCGCGCCTTTTCTTCGGCCGCGGTCAGTTGGGCGCGGATGCGCTCGAACCGGCCGCCGGGCTTGGGCTTGTCGGCGGTATCGCTGGGATCTGAGGGTCCGTCGTCAGTGGCTTCCGGCGCGTCACCCTGCACGGGGTCGGCGGGTCGGCCTTGCGGCGGTGGGGTGCGGTCCACACCTTGCACAGGTGCGGCTGATCCAGCCTTGATCTCGGCCATACGCACGTCGAGGTCAGCCATCGACGTAATCGGTCCCGTCGATGGAGACGGGGCCGATTCGGTCGGGGCTGGTGCCGGGGGTGCGCTTGGGGCTGGACCTTCGGCCATGCTTGGTCCCTGAGCCACAGTCAGCGAGTGAAACAAAAAAGGCCCAGACCTAACGGTCGGGGCCTCGCTGGCTAACTTGCGTCAGCGGCTGGGGTGACTACACGGTATCACACGGGTACAAATTCGCCCGCATGCCCCTCGGGTTATTGCTGCTGCGGGTGAGCCTCAACAAAACGCTTGATGACGGCGTAGTCCGCCACACGCAAGGTCGGCATATCGCCAGCGTGGTGGGTCGGTATCCACTCCGAGTCGATCTCTGCGACACGCGCGCGCCAGATACGCAGCAAGTCCATCAGTGCGACGTGTTTGCGCGTGACTGAGCCGTCGAAGTCGTGCTGCTCATCGGTAAAGGCTGCCTTAGGCTTGCGTAATGCTGCGAAGTGGCCATCGGGTCGCTTGAGCGCCGAGCCCACCGCGGTCATATTGCTCAAGCTCTTGTACACCACAAATCGCACCGCACTCGCACGAGCCTTCGGGGTATCGACTACACTTGCTGCGACTCCAGCAAGTGTAGTCGCACGTGGCACCCGCTCTCGGTTGTAGCGTCGCCAGGCATAGCCCGCGGGAACGCGCGGGCTCACCTTCTCCAGTATCTCATCGAACGTCAGGCCAGCCTGACCGGCCTGATCGAGCTCGTACCAGATTTGCATGGTGACGCTCGTGGCCCCAGCCGTATCACGGCCAGTGCCACGGACGCTTTCGCGCTTCACGCGGTGACGAGTTCACGAGCTGGCTGATACAACTCGAGCATCCGTACGCTGAGTTGGGCCACCTGCTGCCACTGCTGGCTGCGCTCCTCGCGCTTGTCTTCACGCGGGTCGAACAACGCCTCCGGGTCAGCACTCAACTTCACGAGCGCGCTGATGTGCATCCCTACCTGGCGCACGGTGCCAGAGATGGAGACTTCACGGTCGCGCGGCGGGGGTCCGACCGAACTGTACTCACGCCTGGCCTGCACGATCGCCGAGATCGCATCGGCGTCTGATGGTGCCGCGTTGACCTGTTTGAGCAGATCGGTGATGGTCTTCTTGGCCGGGACCGCCTGGGCGACGAACTCGACGAACTCCCCGAATACGGGGTCGTGCTTGACCGAGTTCAGGCGAGCACGATTGTCCATGCTGATGCGATCGCGCTCGTTCTCGAGATGTAGTTTCAGGGTGCGCTCGGCGAACTCGAGTTGATTGCGAATACGCCGTACCTGCTCGGGTGATCGGCCGATCTCTCGCGCGATCGCCTCGTCTGCGAAATGCATGTCCATGAGCAGCTTCGCCGCATCGACGGCCTCTTCGGCCGATAGTCGCTTGCCGCCCATGTTGTTGATGGCGCCCGCCAACGACTTGGCCATCGGCACGCTCGGGAAGTTAATCAGATACGCGGCGATGGTTTTCTTGTGCAGTTTCCTGGCTGCACCAAGCCGCGTATTGCCATCGATCAAGGTATCCGGCGCCATCAGGATGACTGGCGGGAATGCAGCACCCGCCGCCATCTGCTGGCGGTACTCCTCGATCTCATCCTGGGGTGCGACGTGGTTCGCGCTGCGGACCTGAGCCCAGTCGGCAACGCGCAGTTGATCGATGGGAAAAGCGGGCTCGAGCCGATACTCGAGGTGCCACTCCTGAAACTTGGCCTCGTAGCGCGAGTCGCCGAGGAACAACGGTTGCGTGGTAGGTTCTGCCACGGGTTACCTGATCTCCTTTACAGATCGGGTGGCCTAGGGAGAGCCGCGAGGTCTCATCTCGCGGCTCTCCTGCCACTCAACGAAGAGTGTATCGCGCCACTGCGCAGTGCCGTCAACGCTGGGTTGACGCCACGTTGAGTTTCCGTGGCCTAGGTGCGCCAGTGCCAACACGGCCTGCAAAATTCTCGCAAAGCGCTATCGCTGAAACTCAGCGAAATCAGACACAACCCGAGCCGATCCAGGTTTGGGAGATTCTCCCAAACCACGCACCCTTAACCGTTTCGTAACCCGACGCGAGAACGAAACACACCCCCATTTTTCGGAGCGCGGCGTATAACCACGCTCACCCATGAACCTCTCCTACTCGGACACCCTGTATGCCATCGTCGGGTTTGGCACGATGGCCCTCGGCCTGTGGGCGCTGTCCCGCCACCCGGTCATGCAGGATCTGCGCGGATGGGTGAGGTCGAAACTGCCGCATGACGACGGCTCCAGCTGGGCAACGCACTACTTCGGCCGACCACGCTAAGCCGCCGGTAACGCTTTCGGCGGTGTCAGCAGTCTGATCCGCCCCTCGGCCATCCTGGCCTGACGATCCGTCGGCGCCATCGCCGCGTACACCTGAGCCTCGGCATAATCTCGTGCCGCCTGGGTCTGCACCTCAAGCACTTTTTTGCGCGCCTCTGGCGTGCGCCGCTGCCAGTTCGGATCGCTCACCTGGGCGTTGAGGCGCTGTTGCAACAACTCACCGAACTTCTGCTGGTAGGTGTTCTTTTCCGCTTCGGTCAGCGTCATCGGCGGGCTCAAGCTATTGGTCAACGGATTCTTGACGCGGATCTCTGACGGTGCGTTGGGGATGCCCATGCCCACATCTCGAAACGCGTTCAGGATCGGCTCGGGCTGGGAGCTGCTGTACTTCAGGGGCGAGATGAACGCGCCAGCCCCGGTCTGGTCGCTCTGGATGTCCTGGCCCAACGCGTTCTGCCGCCGCGGCACGTTCTCGGCTACGCCTGGGATGAGCGCCTCGATCGCTTGAATCGCGCCTTTCGGGTTCCGGTCGGCCTGCCCCAGAGCTCGGGTCATCTGCCGGGCGAACGAGGCGTAGGGCACGAACGACGTGGCCAGTTGCTCGGTGACGTTCTCGCTGTACCGCTTGGGGTCCTGTACGGCGTTCATCACCGCGTTGAGCCCCTGCAGGAACGTCTGATCGGTCATGAATTTCCCGAGGGACACGGCCAATCGGGTGGGGTCCGACACCGAGCCTTCCTGCTGCGACTGACCAACGACCGCGCCGATGGCCAGCGGGATGGAAAGCGGGCCAAGTTTGCTCAGGTCGATATAGGTGAAGTTGCCCTGACCATCGGGGATCTTGAGGCTCCAGGGCTGCCAGCCGGTTGGCAGCGTGTCGCGTTCTTTCGGATCGGCCGGGTACCCGCCGGTGACCAGGCCATGCGCCGCGAGCGCCGCGGTGCCGGCTATCACGCTCGAGCCGAACAGCACCCGCGCGCCCGAGTCTGCCGCTGCGCCCGTATCACCGGCTCTGATGTGCTGCAGCAGGTCGATCGCCCCCGCCGGCGAGAGTTCCAGCCCCTGGGCCAGGATATTCGCGGGCGTCTTCGTGAAGGGCACCACCAGCTCACGAATGATGCGGGCCGCCATATTCTTCGGACCAGGCCCGCGGCCGATAGAGCTGAACGCCGACGCCAGGGAATTCGGCTCCTGCAGCACCGAGTGGGCGGCGGTCTTGTCTGCCTCGGCCATGATGGCCGGATACTCGGGCAGGTTCTGCATGATCTCGTCCATGCGCGCCCGCAGCGCCTGGCCCGTGTAGCCCTCCTGAATCGCACGCCGCGCCACGATCGCCCTGGTCGCGCCACCACGCGCGGCACCCCTGAAGACCAGGTCCGACGCCTCGAGCGCACGCAGGGGCATCTCCACCGCCGCGTCGAGCTTGCTGCTGCCCGATTGAAAGCCGCCGCGCACGTTCTCGAGCTTTCCCGCGCTCTGGGGATTGACCCCCGTTCGCAATGTCGTCAGGGCCTCGCCGAGTCCCTGCACGGCCCCTTCCGCCATACCCCGTAACTGGGGCGCGATCTCGCCCATGTAGCGCGTGCGCGGGCCCCCCGTGGCCGCGGCGCGTGCGGCGTCGATGCCGACCGCCAGCGGCTTCAGGCCCACGTCCAGGCCGCCCTGGATGGTGTTGCCCAGGGCATTCGTCAGATGCGTGGTGGTCGCGCTGAGCATGCTGGCGTAGCGCAACATGCTGATGCGGTCCCACCAACTGACGTGCTGCAAGCTCTGCAGGAACTTCGCCGCCGCCAGAGGATTGCCCGACTGCTGAGCCGCGACAAACTGTTTCAGCACGTCGTCGGTCACGGCTTTGCCGCCCATCTTCTCGAGCAACCGCCCTGCCTGCTCGGTCTGGCGCGAGGCAACCCGCGACTGAGCGTCGAACGCTGCCGCGCTGCGCCGGTTGGCCAGGTTCGCGTCCCGCCGAGCATTCTGGGCCTCCGCGTCGAGCCACGCCACCGGCCCATTCCTCGAACCGGGCTTGTCCACGCCGGCCTGCTTCAACCCCTCGAGCCGCTTGGCGGCATCCGCGGCAGTCCTGTCGCCCGCCGCCTTGGTGGTCTTGAAATAGCCACGTTCAGCGGCGAGTTCATTGTTCAGCGCGTCCAGCAATTCTTGAGGCGCGCTGGTGTTCTTCAGGGCCTCGGCCCGTTTGGCTGCCGCCGCTACGCGCTGGGCGTCCCGCGTGGCCAGGTCGGCGCCCTTCTCGTCGATCGACATGGCGTGGTACGCGGCCAGGTCGTCATACGCCTTCGCAATCTTGTCCAGGAGCGTGCTGGTCTGCGGGGTGCTGGCCGGCCGGGCGGCGCGTGCCTCGGAGGTGATCCGTTGTGCGGCTCTGACCGCGTTCGCCTTCTCGGTGGCCAGTTGCGTGTTGTTCGCGGCCAGCTTCTGCGCTCGAGCCAGGCGCGCCTCCGCGGCATCAGCCGCCGCCTTGGCCGCGCGGGCCTCGTTCCCGCCAGTGATGGCCTGGGCCATCTCCTGGTTGATGACGATCTTCTGCTGGTTCAGCGTCCGCCCAGCCGTCGCCGCGGCGCCACGACCGACCGCCTGCAAGCGTGCGGCATCCACGATCTGGGCGATGTACTCGGCCTTCTGGGTCGGCGTCAGCGCCTCAACGCCACCTTTCGCGGCGATATCCGCGGCCATCCGCGCGGCCTGCACTTGCTTCTGGACGACCGCCGCACGCAGCGTCAGCAGCTCTTGGGGGTTGTACGCCTTGCCGATCGGTGATTTCTGGAACTCGGCGGTGGTCATGCCCAGTTTGGGGGCCAGGTCTTCGACGAGTTGCTGGTGGGTGATCCGCCCCTGGGTGTACGCGTCCATGAGGTTTGGGTTCTCTTCGGCCACGCGCTGCAGGGAGGCGGCTACCTCGGGCATCTCGGGCGCCAGCTTGGCAATGTTGGGCATACGCGCCACGGTGGCGGCGGATGGCGCAGCGACCTCGGCGCCGGCACCGGCTGACCGCACGATGCCCACGTCCTGACCCTGTCGGGCCACGGTGCTGAGCACTTCACCCCGAGGTCCCAGAATCTGGACCGGGCCAGTCTCACGTGGAACGATCAGCCCACGGTCGAGAGCTTGCTCGACGGGCGATGCCTTCGCACCTGGCGGGACCAGGTGGTCGAGCGCATTGGTCGCCGGCGCGGGAGTTACGGCCGGGGTTGTGGCTTCGGCTGGGGCTGGGGTTGGGACTGCGCCGGGTTCTGCTGCTCGAATCGGCGCTGTCGGTCCAGTGCCGCCTGGTGCAGTCGCCGGATTCGGGCCTGCGCTGCTCGGATTCGTTCCCGCGGCGTCATCGGGGGCAGTGTACGGCCGGACCGGTGCGGACACGGTAGGCGCAGCGGCGGCATCTTGCGCGAGCACGTCCTCCGCCCATGGCTTGTGTGGGACGTCCTCTGGCGCGGTCGAGGCGACAATGCGCTGGGCTTCGGCGATCACCGCGGGCGGAGCTTTGGAAGCGGTGACGTCTGCCACGGCACCGGCCGGTCGGCCAAGCCCCAGCAGACCGGCGCCACCCTCGAGCGTGCGACCGGCCATCTGGGCGGCCTGTTCCTCGAGCGGGGCGATCTTGTTACCCAGGGCATCCACGGCTTCCTTACCGCCGCCTAGCTCCATGCCACCGATGAGCATCACCATGTTGCCGGCGCGCTCCCGGTCCTCGGGTGTGAACCGATCGTCAGGGATGGTGGTGCCGTACTTGGCCATCAGGTCGCGCGAGATGGCCGTGTAGCTCTCGCCACCCGTGAGCGCCCTCAATGCCACCGCGGGCAGGCTCGGATCGTTCTGAATGTTCGAACTGACCGCATTGCCGACCGTGTTGATGGCGTTGAGAGCCAGGTTGCCCGCCCCGCTCACGATGGGGATGCCTGGAGGCACTGGTCCCTCGGTGGCGCCGGGCGTCGACGGTACCGTGCTGCGGTCAGCCGGCGGCACCGTGCTGAGGGTGGGGTTCGTCAGACTGTCTGACGGTGTAGGCTGCTGAGCGGCGGCCAGTGGCTGCGGACCCAGCGCAGTGTGGACGGCTGAGCCGACGCTACTGGCCGCGTTCCCCACGGTCTGGCCAATACCGCCCGCGATGTTGCCCGCCTGTCTGAGGGCTTCGCCAAACGGATTACTGATGGTCTCGTCGGTCTGCGGGGTGACGCCAGCCACCAGGTTGGCCTTGGTCATCCACTGGGAGGCTTGCTGGGCAGGACCAGGCTGAGACGGCTGGGCGGGGGCAGCCACGCTGGGCGTGGCACTGGTGGGGTTGTCGGCGTACAGTGCCGCACGGACGGCACCCATGCCCACGCCACCGATCTGGGCGGCGCTCATCCACTGGCTGCCCTGGCGCAAGTCGGTGCCGCTGGTGCCCACGTTGAACTCGAGTCCGTTCTGTCCCTGGCGGACGCCACTGACGTAGAAATAGTGACCGGGCGTGTCGAGGATGACGGGGTTGCCGTTGGCGGCGTCGGCGGCCACGTGGTTCCAGTCGACGGTGCTTTCGAGCTTGGTGGGGATGCCCATTTTGCCGAGCAACTGCTGCTCGGACGACACGCCGGCCATGCCCGAATCGGCGGTCCAGCCCACGCTGCTGGCCAACTGCATCGCCTCGTTGGGCGTGGGATACCGTCCGTACGTGTTGGCGAACGCGATCGCGGCGGCCGGGCCACACGCGGCGTACGCGGCCTGGGCACTCAACCCCAGGCCGAACTGCGAGGTCCGCGCGGCCGGGCCACTACCCAGCGGGTTGGTCAATGCGTCTGACGGCGTGGGGGCCAGGTTCGCCGGTCGGCCGCCGATCCCATCCATGGGACCAATGCCCACGCGTGCGGCGCCGTGGAACGGCCCCCAGCCCGATTTCGTCACGTTGCTCAGGGCGTAGTCGATGGCGGCAGCCGCGTTGTTGGGGTCGCGGGCGTCCAAACCCGTGGCCGCGGTGAACGCGTCCCCCAGGCCACTCACGGCGTTACCACCGCTGGCCACATCGCCGTAGTGCAACTGGAACGGCCCGAAGCTCGAGCCCGAGTCACCAGGTCGGGCGCCTTCGGACAGGCCGCCTTCGCTCATGGCCACGCGTACGGCCGTGTCGGGATCGATGCCGTAGCGGGCGGCGCTGTCGCGCACGATGCTTTCCAGATCGCCGCCGCTGGCCTGGTTGGCTTGCGTCTGGATGGGATTCGTCAGCGTGTCGCTGCCCGTGGGCGCCGACCAGGTGGGCGTGGGCGGTGGAGGTGCTTGCGGTTGGGTGATGCCCTGGAGTTGGCGGAACGCTTCCCCGAAGGGGTTGCTGATCGTCTCGTCGGGCGAGGGTGGCGCTGGGGCGATCGGCTGCTGGGTTGGTGGTGGCGCACCGGGAAAGACCAGGGGCGCGGTGACGGGTGGTGGGGCTGAGGACGCTACAGGAGGAGGCTGGGACGCGTCAGTACTGGGCGTGCCCTCTGGAACGGTGCCGACTAAAGGGGCAGGTTGCGGCGCCGCCTGCATCGGTTGGGTGAGGCTGTCGCTCGAGGTGGGCACGTCCAGGGCTGGCGGGGGTGGCACGGGGATAGGCTGCAGGTTGGCCACCTGTTGCGCCTGCCACGCGTCGGCCACGGCAGCATTGGCCTTCTGTGCCCACTGGTCGGCCTGGAAACCGTTCAGTTGATCGGGCGTCAGGGCGAAGTTGACCGGCATCGGCTAGACCCCGCCGCTGCCCTGACCAACCCCTGACGATGCGTACTGCTTCAGCCAGTCATCGGGGCTGTACCCGAGTTTGGTACCGCCGGCCTTGAAGATCGCCAGTTCGGAGGGAGTCATTCGTTCAATAGACCCCGCTGCCAGTTGAGACGGCCCGCGCTGAAAGATGCTGCCGATCTGCGACAGCGCCTGGTCGGTGTTGTAACCAGGGCTGCTCGTATCCGTGGCCCCGGTCAGACCACCCGCCAGTGAGCCCATGGTCACCGGTGTGGCCGTCTGAGAGCCAACACCGTTGAACGAGGGCAACTGGGTATTACTGGCCAGTGCCCCCAGAAATGACGGCATCTGACCTGTGGATTGGGCACCTCTCAGGAAATCCGCGGCGTTGAAGACGTTGGACGGTCCGCCCAGGCTGGCCGCGGTTGTCAGGTAATTCAAGCCCTGGGTCGAGTTGAACTGGGCCTGTTGCTGGGCAAGGTTACGAGAGAACTCGCTGGCGGCCTCGGTGGGGGCGCCGTTGTACATGCCGCTCAGGTTGGCCTGCTGGAGAGCGCCAGCCAGGGTCTGGGTGCCGAGCGGGGTCGTCGTGCCGTTGGGCACCACCGACGACCCACCGGACGCCAGGGGCACGCTGGGGGCTGCCGTAGCGGGTGCGGCCGCTGGTGGCGGGGCGGTGAACGAGATGCCCTGAGGCATGCCGTAGGCCACGTTGCCTGACTGGGCGTAGCCCTGGGCAAACTCCGATTGCGCCGTCTGCGCCGCCTGGGTGGCGCCCATGCCGTTGGCTTGCAACTGCGGGATACGCGCGGCGAGCCACTGCGCGGAGGTGGGCGCTTGCCAGGTGCTCGCAGGTGCGGCTACCGCGGCCTGGGCTGGTGCCGTGAAACTGATGCCTTGCGGTAGGCCGTACGCGACGTTGCCGCTCTGGGCGTAACCCTGGCTCCATTCGGACTGGGCGGTCTGCTGGGCCTGCACGGCCCCCATCCCCTGACCCTGAAGTTGCTGCGTCCTGGCCTGGATGTACTGGGCCTGCGTCGACGGCGTGAACGCCCCGCCCGCGGTACCCGATACCGCGGCCGCTCCGCCGCCGACGGGCTGACCGTACTGCATCTGCTGCACCGCGCTGCCGGTGGGGGTGATGTCGGGGGCGTTGTAGTAGCCCGTCAGCCCGGCCACGGTGGCCGCGTTGGCCTGGGCCTGGGTCTGCTGCGCCAGTGCCAACTGGGCACGGAACTGCTCGTCCTCGAGCGCTTGCGACCGCTGGGCGATCTCTAATGTCGGCAGACCCTGCTGCTGCCACATCAATTGCTGCTGCGCCAATGTGGCATTGAATTGCCGCGCTGACTCGGCCAGGGCTTCACGCGTGGTGCCGGCGCTCTGCTGCGCGGCATTGATGACAGCCTGTTGCTGAGCAGGCGTGCCTGGTAGCCCTGGATCGTACGCACCCCCGCCCGTGCTCTGACCGACTGCGCCACCACCGCCCCCGCCCGTGCCACCGTCGGGACTCACGCCGAACGTGCCCATGGCAGGCGTCCAGCCCTTGGCAAGCGCGTCAGCCGTCGAACTGACTTCCATCGAGCCACCGTTGGGATTGGGGACTAAGACCATGGCGGCCTCCTAGTACTGCACGCCGTGGCGCGCGGCGGCATTTGGATACAGCGCCGCCACGTCGGCCGGTGTGCCGGGCACCGCCTGAGAGGCGGCCCTGACCAGACCGCTGACGCTCGAGGGACCGCTGCCGTACACGTCCTGGGCGCCGCCCACGGTGCGGCTGCTGTAGCCAGCCAGGGGTTGCAGGATGGGGTCGAGCCCCGTGCCAGCCACGCCTGGTTGCAGCAATGGCGCCGGGGTGGCCGGCGGGGCGCCGTTCGCGCCCGTGCCGCCGATGTTGATGGTGATGGTGTGGCCGCTCGAGTCGGTGGTGGTGGGTGGTGGTGGGGCGACCGTCGCCGGCGGAACCGCTACCGGCGGGACCGTCGCCACCCCTGGCCCTTGACCCGAGGCGAGCTGCTGCTGGGCCTGGTTGACCATATTCCCGATGGGGCTGGGCGTGGGATTGGGACCGGTCCCCAGGTAATCCGTGGGAGTGGCTGCCGGCACCTGCTGGGATTTCAGGTAGTCCTGAGCCATGCCCATCATGGCCAGGTACGCGCGACCACTGGCATCCGAGCCTGGCTGACCGTTTTTGTTGAGGTCGCCGAACATGGTCCCGGCGCTACCAATCAGGTTGCCGTAGGTGCTGGCCAGACTGTCACGGTTCGTCACGTCCTGGCCGCGTGCCGTCAGCGCATCGGTGGCCTGACGTTGGGCAACCTCGTACGGGGTGGTGCCGCGCTTAACGGCGGCGATCATCTGGTCCGCGTCCTGGGGCGTGAGCTGGCCCGCGGCGATCAGGTCGTGGATCTGCTTGATCTTGTCCTGCAGCCCGTACAGCATCGGCCCCTGCAAGCCCTGCTGCACCGTGGCGTTGCTGGCGGCCGTAGCGGCCTGGGTACCGGCTAACGTGGCGCCCTGCTGGGCGACGGCGCCGGGGGCCAGAGCTTTCGCCTGGGCCAGGGCTTGCTGCGCGGTGTCGTTCTGGGTTTGCGCCGTGTCCAGCGCGTTCTGGATGGCTTGCTGCGCCTGGGCATCGGACGGCGCCTGGCGAGCTCGTCGCTGCGCATCCTCCAGGTTGGCCTTAGCCACGTCAGCATTGGTCTGTAGCGTGGTGAGGTTGGCCGATGCGGTGGCGGCCGCGTTGGCCGCCGTGGCCGTGTCGACGGCGCGCTGGCCCGTGGTGAGCGCCTCGTCTGGCGTCTTGGGCGGCACGTACGCCGGGTTTTTGACGGGGTTGCCAGCGCCGTCGTAGATGAACTCGGACGTCGGTACGGCGCCACCCACGTTGGCCGGTCTGGGCGGTTCGTAGGCGGGGTTGTCGACCAGTACCCCGTTTTTCAAGATCATGCGCGACGTCGGCGCCGCGGTGATCTTGTCGTCGGCTCCGGCGGCGCCGGCTACGTCGACCTTGGTGATGGGCGTCGTCTTGTCGAGGGTCCATCCGCCCTGGCCGTCGGCGATCTCGCGGATCGTGACCAGGACGTTGCCGCTGGTCGTGTCGAGGCGGTCGCGCGTGGTGCCCTTGGGCTGGAACGTCTTGGCCGTGACCGCGGCCTTGTCCGACTCGGTGATGGCGGTCTGGTAAGCGGCCTCGGAGGTGGCCGACCGTTTGGCTGCGGCGTCGAGCTGCTTGGCCAGACTCTGGTATTCGTTCTCCCTGATGCCACCCGACGTCTTCTCATTGGCCGGGATGGCCTCCATGGCCTGGTTGATGCGGTCCCAATCGGCATTCGCGGCAGCGAGGGTGTTGGCCGCGGTTTCGATGGACCGCGCGTACGGGCTGTCAGGCACCGCTCATCTCCATGGCCATGGGCTCGGGTGTTGGCTCAGGGCTGGGCGGGGCCTGAGCCGCGATACGCGCGGCGCGCTGGGCCAGCTGCACGCTGCGTTCAGGTGTGGTCACCCCCAGCATCAGCAGTGCCGAACGGTGCGGGTACGCCTTGTCCAGGGCTGTCCTTTCGGCCATCTGGTGGGCCTGCTGGATCTTGTCGAGCCGATCCTGGGGTGCAAGGTTGGGCATCTGGCTGATCTCGTTCATCAGCGACTCGAGGGCCAGGTCGTGGAGCTGCCAGTACACGAACGGGGCGCGATCGCCGAAGGGGCTGAACGTCCACATGTCGCGCACCTGGTCCGTGCTGGGCTCCTGCGTGCCAGGCGGGGGCTCGTCGAGGGCATCCACGATGTGCTGGGCCTTGTCGTTGAGCATCTCCACGATCATCGTTGCCCTGCGCTCGAGGGTGTTGGGGATCTTCGAATAGTCGGTGGGCATCAGGGCGTGCTCACCTCTGGCCCGACGCCCGTCGCCTGCACCGACTTGGTGACTTCGCCGGGGTTGACCGCGGCGGCCGTCATGCCACCCAGTGCGCTGGCGGCCTGGTTGGGCATCTGTGGCTGCGGCACGCCGTTCTGGCCCATGCCTGGCTGGGGTGCCGTAGGCATGCCCGCCGGCTGAGCGGGGATCGCCTCAGTGGGCGTACCGCCGGCACTGAGGGTGCCCGCGGCCTGCAGACCCTTGATTTTCTGAGCCATCTGGTCGCCCTGGATACGGGCTATCAGAAGAGCCAGTTCTTTCTGGCCGTCGGGACTGTCGACGTACGCCTCGGCCGCGATCGTGTCCAATGCCTGTTCTGGCTGCGGATCGCCGTAGAAGTCACTGCGCCATTCGGCTTTTCCGATCAGGCCCATCTGTTGCCAGCCGACGCCCGCCTGCGCCTTGGGAAGATTGCTGCCCTTGGCGGTGGGCTGCTCGACATCCACGCGGTAATCGCCCATCAGGTCTTTGGCGCTGAGCTCCACGTACGTCTGCTCGGTGCCCTGGTCGGTGACGTGGCAGTACACCGGGATCGGGCCGCCGGTGGCCTCGGACAGGGCCGCGCACTGCTCGAGCAAGGATTCGGCCACGAGCTGGTACGCCTGCAGGGCGCCCGCGGTGATCTGACCCAGGATGGTGTCGGCACTGGCCAGACTGGTGGTCTGGGCAATGCTCGAGGCATCGGCTGAGGTTCGCACGCGCTGGGACTCGTCGAACTGGGCCACCAATCCCTGCAGGTATTCCAGGATCTTCCAGGCGTCGCCACCCACGCCCTGATGCACCAGCGACGTGGGCTCGCCGAGCAGCAGGTGGATGGCGTCATCCTTGAGGTCGAACTGGGTGGGCTTGCCCATTTCGACCCACGCCTCGAGCATGGCGGGGTTGAGCTGAATTCCCCAGCCACCGTAGCCGGTGCGGTAGTTGTGCTCGACGATGCCCGCGAGGCTGCGGTTGGCGGCGCCCATGATCCCCCGGAACGGAGCAAGGAGAGGGATGCCACGTTTGTCGGGGTCTTTCTCATGGGCGCGGTGCCAGCCGTAGAACACGCCCGCGGGCAGGGCCTGGATGCCGTACAGGTCTTCCATATCCAGGCCCATCTGGGCGGGGTTGCCGCCCATGGTGGCCGTGTACTGGGTGCCGTCCATGCCCACGATTTGATAGACGATGTGCCAGGGATTACTGCTGTGGAGCTCGTAGAGCCAGTACGTTTTGCCCGAGCCGTCGACATTGGCCTCGTGGGCGCCGCCGGTGGCATACGACCACCACTCGAACCCCTGCGTCTTGAGGTGGGTGGCTGAGCAGACCGACCGGATCAGGACAGTGTCCAGTCGGCCGCTCAACGGGTTGCGGCCCAGGGGGAGGTACTCCGGGGCCGACAACACCCTCACCACGAACGGCCACCTACGGGCCTTGTAATCCTTCGCGTACGCCTTCTGAGCCGCCGTCGACTTGCCGGTGCTCGGCCGGTAGCCCTTCTTCGAGCCCGTCTTTTCGGCATACTCTTCGGGGTCCAGGTTGTTGGCGTTGCGCGACCACTCGCCGCGGATGTTGCCCTGGTCGTCGAACAGCTCGAGCAACCCGCTGTAGTGGGACGGGGCGGGCTGGACGAGAACGGCGTACTCGGCATCGCTGGTGCCGTGGGCGCAGAGCACCTCCCACAACGGCTCGCCGTCGATCTTGATCTTGCTTTTGAAGGCTTCCTGCAGCCAGATCTCGATATCGCTGGCGGTGCGGGCGGCGCGTGAGCCTGAGCCGAGCGGGGTACGCACCAGCGCGGGCTGACGGCGGGCCACGAACGAGGCCACATCCTGCGGCATGGTGGTGGCGTTGGGGAGCTGCAACGAAAAACCCTGGCGGCGGCCGTCAGTGGTGGGGACCGAGGGCGCACGATTCTGCAGACTCCACTGGGCGCAGTCGGCGATCAGGTCGCGGGACTGCTGGAAGCGGGACGCGTTCTGCGTCCACAGGGTGACGAGGTCTTTGGCCTGGTTGTAGTCGCTGTCGGACGTGGTCATCGGCGGATGCCGAACATACCTTCCAGTTTCGGATCGAGGCGTGGCGTGCCATTGCCAGTGTGGCGCACGATGGGCATCGTGTTGTTGCTGGCGAGACTGGCGAGGTCGCGGGTCACGTTGATGCCGTTTTCGGCCATCACGCCATACCGGAGGGCATCGACCGCGTGGTCCTCGGTCTTCATAGTTTTGATCTTGTCGGCCAGGTCTTCAGCATCCAGCGGGTCGTGAACCATCGCTGGCAACGTCCGCATCAGATTGGGGCAGCGTTCGCGCATCACCTGCAGCCGCGGCAGTTTGCCCAGGTCGGCAGACAGGACCGCGCGTACGGCCTGCCAGCCTGGGATGCGGCTATTGGTGCCAGGCTCGAGGCGCACCCCGTGAGCCCGGTACACGCTGGCGATGCTGGGCTTGTCCTGCTCGGTGCGGTTGTTGAACATCGACGGGTCGCCGATGTGTCTGACAATGCGTTCGCCCTGGCTGCGCCGGGCGATCAGATCGGCTTGCTGCTCGTCCCTGAGGCCAGTGGCGTACAACTCGCGGTAGACGTAGATCCTGCGCTCAGGTGAGCGGGCCAGCCACAGGGTGCAGAACGGATCGGCGAAGCCGTAGTCGGTGGTGGTCCAGCGGGTCCAGTCCGCGGGCAGATCACACGCGTCGACGACGTGAATCTCGGGGTTCCACTCGGTAAAGAACATGCCTTCCGCGGCAACTCTGAGGCCGAGTCTGAGTCGCTTGTAGCGGAAGCCGGTGAGGGCATCCAGTGGCGCCAGGCGCTCCGGGGTGATCGTCGGGTTGTCGGCGTGGGTGGCCTTCAGAAACGCCACCTTGCCCTCAGCCTCGCGAACGTACAGCCAGAAGTCGGGGCGGGTGGGGTTCATATCGGCCAGGAGCTGCACGTAGGGCATGGTGGCGCCGCGGCCGGTGACGCGGGTGGTCAGGATCTCCCAATCTTCCTGCTCGAGCTCAGACGCTTCCTGCACGTAGACCATGTCGGCCTCGAGGGACATCACCTTGCCGACGTCGTCCATGCCGAGCAGGTAGATCCGCGAGCCGTTGGCATAGCGATACTCCTGGTCGCCCCACAGTTTGGCCGCGCCATCGGGACAGACCCAGCGTTCGTAGGTGACCATGGCCGTGGTCGAGAGACTCTTACGAGTTTTGCGGACCATGGCGGCGCGTGCGCCGGGGTACTTGGTCATGGCGATGTGGAGCTTTTCGAGACAGGCGCGCGACTTGCCGGTGTCGGCTGGTCCTTCGACGACGAGCTCGCGGTCGCGGCGTGCGAACAGCTCGTACAGGGCACCGTGCGGGCGGTAGGGCTTCGTCTCTGGGCCGGGCACCGTTGAGACGCGCTGGACGGTGGCGGCGGTCACACGGCGCCCCAGGCGTCGGCGTCGATGGCCTTGACGATCTCGCCCCTGACACTGAGGTCGATCTGCTCGAGCACCTTGCCGTCGATGCGTTCGAGCAAGGTCTTGATCGCCAGTTGATCGCCAGACTCGGCCATACTCACCAACTGCTCGGCGACGTGCTCGGCGCGTGTTTTGCCGTCCCGCTTGTCGGCCAGGAGCCGTTTGAGCCAGGGGGTGATGGTTGGCTCGGACTTTGGTCGACCGGCGGGATTCCCACTCTGGCCTTTCTGAAACGTCAAGGTTGTTCGCGGCTTGCTAAATCAAGGGCCATCAAAAAACCCCAACTCGAACGAGTCGGGGCAGGACGTGGCCGAGGGCACTCGGCTGGGTCTGTACGTGTGAGTCTACTCTAGCGACGCCCACGTGTAACTCAGCCTGAGCCCAACTTTTCGCGGGCGGTGGTCTGGTAGGTGACGCGGGGGGTAACGCCGCGGTCGAGGATACGGAAACGGATGATCTCGAGGGAGGCGTCGGCTTCCCATTCGGGGTGGGCGATGAGATGGGCGAGGATGCGCTGCAGGCGTGGGCCGAGGCCGAGGGACATCAGGCAGCACCTACAGTGCTCTGGCACGTTCGGCCCGTTTTCGCTGTCGATCTCGATGGCAGGCACGACACATTCGGCCGCCGGTATCTTTTCGGACGTAGGCATCAGCCAAAGAGTGCCCTCGCTTACACAGACCTGATCTCCACGCGATGGCGCTTGGAGCATTTCCGCGCAAATCATTGATGCGGTGAGTGACAGGATCGAGGTGATCCGGTCGAACGCAGCGACGATTGCGGCACAGATGATCGATCTCTAGACCATCAGGGATCGGACCGACGAGTAGTTCGTACACCTCTCGGTGGACATACCGCATTCCAATACGCGCGTAGCCTTCACGCGAAACCCTGCCCGTCCAGTTCCAGCACCCGTCCGTTTTGTCGACTTTCGACCACAACGGAAACGGCGGTCGAGGATGCAAACTGGCTAGTCGCTTTGCTTCGCGTCGGACTTGTCCGGCTGACACCAGACAGGCACGGCTGCAATACGCTCCCCGACCTCTGGCGATCTTAGACGGCTTGAGGTGAAAGGCAGCCCCACAGTGGGCGCACGTACAATTCGGCTGCATCGCAGGGTTCCTCCTGAGGTGCCACGGTCCCGGACGGTTGCACGTCGCGGGACCACTTGGTGTCCTGATTCTACCAATCTGGGCGCAACACACGTGGGTCGTGGTGGTCACGTGGGTGTTGGCGTAGGCAGGGGACGGACGTCGTCTGGCTGGTAGGGAGCGACGACGCCGTCCGAGTCGAATTTGATCAAGAGCAAGCCGCGGGGCCAGAGGTCCTGGATGGTGCCAGAGCCGGCGGTGATGCCGCTGAGCGGGACATAGACGCGATCGCCGATCTGGAAGAGCTGCATGGATTCAGGATGATGCATGGTCAAGGATTCTGATGGCGCTTTCGAGGCGCTCGTGGCAGACGAGAGCGCCTGAGGCTGGGCAGTGGACGACCTCGCGGGCGGCTCGGATGACGGTGTCCTGTGAGGCGATGTGTTGCTCGAGCAGGTGATTGATGGATGCCTGCAGGGTGATGTGGGTTTTGGCGTTGGCGAGCTCGAGGCGAAGCTGCTCGAGCTCGTCGGTCTGGATCTCTGAGAAGGAGAAGTTGGTGGTCATCGGCGCCAGTACTCCCGCAGTTTTGCTGAGCGCAGGCTGCTGATCTGGACGCGCTGAAACCAGAGTTGGCGGGCCTTGAGGTCGTCGCCGTGGTCGAGGGCTGCTCTGGCTTTGGCTTCGAGGACGATCATTTTGCGGGCGAGGTCGCGGAGAGTGACCAGGGCGTAGTCGGTCACGAGACTGCCCCCAGATTGGCGGTGTTGGCGCTTTCGTTGCCCCACACGTCCCAGCCCAGCCGGTGTCGTCGAGCGAAGAGCGAAGAGCGCTGGGCATACGCGGTATGTTCCACCTCCGTCGCATACCACTTGACGGTGGTCAACCGTTCGTAGTCTTCGTCATCGACGAGCGCGAACAATCCACGCGATAGTGGAATCAGCTTTGTCACAAGCGCAGGGTCACGCGGCATCACTCCGGCGCAGATTGGGGCCGTCCACCGTCAGAAACACGGTGTCCTCCTCGAAGCGGCGCATGGTGCGTGCGCCGAGGTGCATGCCCAGGTGCATGTGGTCGAGGTTGGTGGTGACGATGGTTTTGCGCTGGTGGTCGTGGCGATCGTCGAGCACCTGGAACAGCATGGAGGTGGCCCAGTCGGTGTCTTTGTCGGCGCCGACGTCGTCGAGCACCAGGTAGTCCACGGTGCGGAGGCTGTCGAGCACGGTGGCTTCGGTGGTGGTGGCGTCTTTGGCGTAGGTGGCCTTGATGCGGGCGAGCAAGTCGGGCGTTTTGACGAACAGGCCGGGGCGGCGCTGGAGCTCGGCGACCTCGCGCAGGGCACTGATGGCGAGGCCGGTCTTGCCGACGCCGAAGTTACCCATCAGCACGATGGCCCAGCCTGGACTGACCAGCCAGGCACGCAGCGAGGCGATCGTCAGATCGGTGGTGGGTGAGCTGGGGAACGTGGCGAAGCTGCAGCCTGAAAAACGCTCGGGGATTCTGGCGCCCTCCCAGATGCCCATCAGGCGGACCTCGTGCTGCCAGGTTCTGGACTGCTGGCGCAGGTCGTCGTCGGCGAGTTTGCGGTTATGGCCGATAACGCAGCCGCAGTACGTGCTGAGCACCAGGGGCACCTCGTCGCCTGGCAGGAGCACGGCGCGTTCGTCTTTGCCGCCGGCGCCGTAGCACCAGCACCCCGGCGGCAAGGACGTAGCCAGGAGGTCGCGCTCCTGGGCGTCGACGAGCTGGCGTTCGAGGCGGCGGAGGCGATCGAGGCCGCCAGGGTCATCGAGGGCGACGGTGGCGAGGAGAGCCTGGAGGGTCAGCGTGTGGGGCAGGCGCAGGATGTTCTCGAGCGGCCAGGTGGCGACGGGCGTACGGTCGGCGGCGGTGGGATGGAGGAGCGCGGTGAGTGAGCGCATCAGGACGCCACGCCGGTCTTGTTCCGCAGGTAGCCGAATTCTTGCTCGAAGTACGCGAGTTTGGCGGCCTCCGCGGCGGCAGCGGCGTCGGCCTGGGGGGTGGGGCGTGTGTCGTTGCGGACCCGGTTCAGCCACTCGAGGTAGCGAGCGGTGGAGCACGTTTTGATCTTGTGGCGGCGCATCCAGTCGGCTTGCTTGAGAGCTTCGGCCTGGAGGTCGAGGCCCCCGTAGGTGTCGAGGGTTTTTCGCCACAACCCGGGATCGTGGGAGATGCCGAACGACTCGAGGACGACCGTCACCGCGTCGATGCGATCTTGCTCTTCGATTGAAAATTCTGCTGCCGTTGTCCCCTGGGGGTGCTGCGGCAGCAGCGGGGGTTTTACGTCTTCTACGTCTTCTTCTACGTCTACGTCTTTCGTCTTCGCGCGCTCAGCCCCGCGCGAGGGGCGTTCGCGTGTTGTTCCGTTGACGTTCGCGTGTTGTTCGTGAGTCGTTCGCGTGTTGTTCGTGAGTCGTTCAGGAGTGCTTCGTGAGTCGATCGCGTCATCTTCGGGAGACCAACGCTGCCAGTCTGGCCAGTCGTGCAGCCACACTCCGTCTGGCTGGTCGTCCAGCAGTCTGGCGGCGATCAACCGCTTGACTGAGGCCAGCGGTCGACGCACGACGGCGGCGGCGGTGGCGGCACTGTCGAAGTGACCGCGGGCGCTCTGCTGGGCGCCCGCGTCGAGCAGCTCCACCCACGTCCGGAAGTCTGTATCGCTGAGGGTGGCGACCTTCTCATGTCGCGTAGCACCCACCCACACCTTGAACCACGGCAGACGTTTTGCTGGCATATCAGGCTGCCACCACCCTCCCTTCATTGAGATACGCGCGGGCTTTCGGCGTGAGCACGATGCCCCGCATATGCGCGATCCTCCGGTTGGCGGTGCCCTTGTGGGAGCAGCACGCCTTACACAATTTCCCCAGCTCGTCGAAGTGCTCGATGGACTGCCACCGGTCGCACCGTCGGCACCGTCGCACAATGCCGATCTCCTGGTGCTCAGTCGTCATAGAGAAACCGTCCGACCCCCCACTGGACCGCGGCGCGTTTAAAGGCGTCCGAGTACGCCGCTTTGAATGGCTCCTCCTCGAGCTCCGGACGGCTGGGATTGTTGGGATACCCGACGTCGCTCTTGTGCTGACCGAAGATGGTGACCGTGCATTCCACGACCTGTTTCGTGAAGTCGAGCACCACGAACCGCGTCTCCCAGTTGCCTGGTCCGACCACGGCGTCGAGGCGATCGGCGACCTGGCGAGCAGTGACGTAGTCGAACTTCTGGGTGCCGCGTCCTGGGCGCTGTTTGACGTCCATGACCCGGCGCAACTGCTCACCGATCTTGCGCCAGCCCGCCGCGGTGGGCCGCCCGTCGGGAGTGATGAGCACCTCCTGGGGCTGAGGTGGCGCCTGGTCGCGCTGGAACTCGGCCCGCGCCGCCGCGTCCGCCTCGGCATCTGCCTGTCGTATCTGAACCGCCGTGCTCATTCGCACCCCCGATCTATAGCATCAATTCTACCACTTGTACGCACACCATGCAGACCGGTACTATGACCACCAGCATCATGGAGGCAACTAAGATGACGGCCGTTCTGGCATATCCTGGGGTTGTGGCTGAGTTTGTTCGTTTCGTCGTCCGCCTCTACCCCGACCTGCACGGCAAGCTGGTCAAGCTCGCCGAACGCGAGCACCGCTCGCTCCACTCCCAGATCGTCTACCTGCTCGAGCGCGCCGTCGCCGATCAGCCCTAACACCCGGGCGTGACCTCCGCTGGTTCAGGCTCGCGGAGGGCGAGGAGCAGTACGGTCCGCCTGTCTTCCAAAAGATGCTTGGCGAAATGTTGTTGGAAATGGCCCGGCTCCTGGCTCAGCCGGTCGGCCGCCACCTGCATCTGCACCGCCAGATCGTCTAAGTAGTTGGGCATCAGGCCGCGACCTCGATCCGCGCCCGGGCTTCGGGCGTAAACAGCGTCCAGAGCTTGTAGCGAACAGCCAGCGCCATCCAGCCCAGCGCGAAATCCGCCCGCGACGTCTTGCCACCATCTCGCCGCTCGACACCGCGGTAGTCGTCTTCAAGTCGTGCCCGACCGAAGTCACTCAGGTCGTCGATCGACAGGTTCATGAGGCTTCTGGTGTGACCTTTTCTCGTTCCACCGCTACGCGAGAAAAGGTCACAGGCTGGCGGCGCGAAACGCGCATTTGGCACCGCCCACTGCACGTCTTGGCGTGACTTCGTCGCGCGTGGAAGTCGCGCCCGCAGCCGTCGCACGTCTGCACGAGGCTGACACCAACAGCGGGACACTGCGGTCCAGGGTGCGCACAAATCCAGTACGACCAGGCCTTGCGGATGTGCAATTGCCGCCGCCATTTCGGATCGCTGGGACCCGGGCGGCGCATCTTCGGCACCATCTCGCACACGGTCCAACCCGCTTCACGGCAGGCAATTACGAAGTCCACCGCCTGGAGGTGCTGCACGCCGCCGTGCGTCTGGTCGGCGATCTTGACCAGCACGGTGCCAACCTGAGGCTGGAGCACGGCCCGGGCGGCCTGGAGAAAGCCCGGGTACAGATGGTTGATATTCGGCCGTCGCTGCACATCGAGCCCGGCGGTTCCATAGGCATGCGCCCAGCCCCCGCCAAGCGCGCCCACCCCGCCGTCAGTCTGATGTGGCGGATCCCAGACCACCACCTGAAATTGCCCGGGCTCGAACAACTCGCCGAGACGGTCCCAGTCGCCGACCACGTCCACGTTGGGCAGTGGCCGGCGGTCAAGCCGCGTCGTCGGCTGGTAGGGACACCCCTGCCACATCCGCCCACCACCGAAGCTCGCATCCAGAATGATCGGCTCGTGGTAGTAGTGCAGTCCGACCAGTTGGCTCACGATCGCCGCGTCGGACGTCGTGCGCGTGCTCATGACCAGAACCGCCTGACCACCGCGACGGTCAACACCACCGACCCCACCAGGATCAGCACACTGATGGCCACGATGACGCACCAGATCGTGCAGATCACCACGATCTCGGTCACACTGCGGCGCCGACGGCCGGCGTTGTCCAGCGCGTAGATCTCATCGAGGTATTTCTGGCGGGCTGCTCTGTTCATGTCAGCATCCGTAGAACCTCACCGCGTCCCACTCGCGCGCCCTGCCAACCGACAGCATCCAGTTCGCCGCCGCCGTGGCCGCCACCGGGTCGTATGCGCTCAGACCCGCCCGTCCCTGCGGCGTGGTCCTCCACGTCGACGGCAGGAACTGGTACAGCCCCATCGCCCCCGAGTACCGGTTGGTCGCGTTGGGGTCGTTGTGGCTCTCCACACGCCGTATACACGCCAACCGTGGGTTCTCCACTACCACCGGCTCGACGACGGCTTCGACCACCTGGTCCTGGGTATCGTCCTGATTGACGACCGGTACGGGATCGTCGCCGACGTCTCGCGCGTGGGCGACGTGGGTGGTCAGCACCAGCAGGGTCGCCGACAACAGCGCCGCTACCCTCACAACTGCCACACTTCCACAGACGTCCGCGGCTCGGGGCTCGAGCGGATCACGGTGACGGCTATCTCATCCACCAGCTTGTCATCTGCCCAGATCCGCTTATTGCCCGCGTCGAGCAGACACTTCAAAAAGTTGTCGCCGTCGCCGCGGGTGCCCTTGATGTAAAAGCGCGCCACCACTCTGAGCCGGCACGTCGCCGGCTGCATGTGCGGGTACTTCACAAAGAAGTGCTGGACGATGCGTTCCTCGGCATCGCGCGTCTTTTTCGGAGTGAACGCGTGCCCCGTGCCGACCACCCGAGCACGTTGCTTCGGAACGGGCTGACCTGGGACCACAAACGCCGCCAGCAACATCGCTCAGGTCACCGGCTCGATCGACACCGAAAAAGACGTCAGTGGACGGTTCGGCTTCCCGTCGGCGCGCACGGGCTGGCGTGGGTCGTCAGCCTGCCAGACCCTGACCGCGTCCTGAAACGTGGCGAAGTGCCGCGCCTCCCGCGGATCGGCCACCGTGTCCAACCGGCACTCGCCTGGCTCACCCGCGCCAGGATCGTAGAACGACAGGTACTCGCCGTCGTACTCGCTCGGCCGGCCCACGGCCAATCCCTCGAGCTTGATGACGTACGCCATCAGGGCTCGTCCTCAAATGCCTCGAGCAGGACGAGCAACCGCTGCACTCGAGCTTCAATGCGGTGGAGCTGCGGGATCACGTCGCCAAACTCGACCATGGCTTTGATCGCGTGTGAGCCGCCGGCGTTAAACATCGTGCTGGCGAAACCCTCGACGTCCGACAGATCGCCGTGATGGTCCGAGACGTACTTGGTGTACGCACCCTGCACCGCGGCGGTCATCCGAATCGAGGGCATCGTCGTCATGCCACGTACGCCTGGTGGGTGAACTGCACGAGCGGCTCACCGTTGGGCATGGGCGCGAACACCAGCCAGACCAGGCCCAGGATCACGGCCAGCAGGGTGACGCGGTAGACCACCTCGTCCCAGTTCACCGCGCGTCCTCACGGGCTACAAGCAGGCCACCCAGTCGGTCGTTGAGCTCGCGCTGGAAGGAATCAAGCTTGAACGACAGCGAGGTGTCGTAGTGGTTCAGGAGCATCCTGAGGTCGCACACACGCTGGCGTGCGTCCTGGATCAGCGCGATGGCCTGGTCGCGGTCAGCCGCGGCCTGCATGCTCCAGGTGCGCTCGGGAGCAACGTTGTGTTGCGCGCCGTTGGTGTGCTGCGCAACATTGTCGTGCTGCGCAGCATGCGCACCATTGGCCGGGTGAGCTATGCTTGTCAGTGCAACCGCAGGATGTAGTGGGTCGTGCAATGGTCTTCCTCTTTCTCGGTTGTTGAGATGAGCCCCGTGGTAGCGGGGCTCTCTCTTTGTCTACGGATCGCTTAGATCAGGCGGCGACCTCGGGCTGAGGTACGGTGCGGCCGATCTTGGCGAGCAGGTCTTCGACGGCCTGCGGGTCAATGCGGTATTGGCCGCCAGGCGTGATGAACGCGGGTAGCCGGCCAGACTTCACCCAGCCGCGTACCGTGCTGCCGTCAACCTCGAGCAGCTTGCCCACCTCCCTCGGCTTCAGCAGTTTCCCCATGTGTGTTGTTGTCCCTCCATCATAGGACGCGTCCGAATCCATGTCTAGGATGCTACGCATTCTAGGACTTGTGTGCAAGATATTCGGCTTGCACAAAACACACAGTTCTGGTGTAGACTGCCAGCAATGGCTGTTGACGCGGACCCAGGCCTCTTCGCCGAAACCTTCGAACGTCTCCGTCTGTCGCGCGGCTGGACGCCCGCGGAGGTCGCCCGACGGCTCGACGTGCGCGATACCGAAGTCTCGCGGTGGCGACGGGGAGGCACGCGCGGGGGCATCAGCATCCGCAACGTGCGCAAAATCGCCGATCTCTTCGAGGTCGACCGGAGCTCCCTCGAGCAACTCGCCGGCTTCGAGCCCAGCGTCCAGGCCGACGACGACCCCGAGCTGACGGCCTACGTCGAGCGTTTTCGATCGGCCGTGAAAAGCGTGCCGCGGGCGTTCTGGCCCGTGGTGACGCAGGCGTCGGTCAGCCTGGCCGAAGCCATGCCGAGGGCTGTTACCTCCGTCACCGACGGGCGCGTTACTGAACCTCTGGGGTCTGGTAACAGCCCCAAACCCGCATCACGACGTCGATTACATCCGAGGTATCAAGCCGGGTGGCATCACACGACCGGCTGGCGTATCCACGTTGTGACGCCCGCCTCACTTGACACGCGACGCCCAGGCGTTCGCGCAACCAGGGCTGTTTCCGCACGCTAACCGGTTGTGCCCAAGCCTGTGACCCTTGACCCTCTCGACTCTCGCAAAACGCCACTCCATACTGAATCCCGCAGAACACACGTTCTACACTCAGGTGGGCGTGTGCTGCGGCGGGAGGATGTTTTGGATCTGGACAATGCCGCCACCTATCACCTGCAGACCCTGGCTATCGAGGGCGCCACTGCCGCCACTCAGCGCCAGTACGAGTTCTACTGGGACCTGTTGATCGCCGGAATGCGCGCCCTGCACGTCCCCCTCGAGGTCGCCTCGCTCGACACCAACAACGTCCGCGCCGTCCTCGCCTGGTACCGCGATCGCGTCAACCCCGCCAGCTCCCGCCATGGCGCCGTCAGCGTCCGCACCCTGGCCGCCCGCGCAAAAACCTTCGCCCGCTTCCTCGAGCGCGAGGGCATTCTGCCGGACGATACGCTGCGCACACTGAAAGTGCCGCGGGTCGGCAAAATCCTGCGCGAGCCCTACACCCAGATCGAGGTCAACGCCATGTGGGGCGTCGCCCGCTCCTCGCGTACCGCGGCTCGTGACGAGGCCCTCTTCCTGTTGCTGCTCGACACTGGCATGCGCATCGGCGAGGCCGCCACGCTGACGGTCGATCGCCTGCGCCTCGATCAGCGCCAGGCACTCGTCGGCCGAGACGGCAAGGGACGCCGCGAACGCCTCGTACCTATGGGCGACGGCGCAAAACGTGACGGCGGCTGCACCGTGCGCGCGTTGCGCGCGTATCTCACCATTCGCCCCGCTCACGGTAAGGACGCCGGTCGCCTGTTCCTGTCGCACGAAGGCCGGCCACTGTCATCGGAGGGCGCCAGCCGCATCATCCAACGCCTGGGCGAGGCCGCGGGGGTTCTGAACCCCATCGCCCATCGGCTGCGCCACACGTTCTGTACGTGGTATCTGGTGGCGTTCCCAGGTGATGAGATCGGCTTGCGGCGCATCGTCGGTCATCTCAGCCACGATGTCAGCGCAGATTACGTCCACTTTGCTCAGTCGATCATTGCCGATCGTGCCGGCCGCGCCTCACTTGCCGAGCAGTGGCTGGGCGGCAGCCAGCACGCCCACCCGATCCCCTTCAAGGGCACCGGCAACGTCCGCGCGTTTCACTGCACCCAGTGCGCCCGCCGCGCGGCGCACAGCCATTGAGTGAAGCCACATGAACGTACCTGAAGACTTCGCGCGCGACTTCGCTGATCTCTACAACAACCCTGAGACCGTCGAGTTGGTCAGCACCCGGTACAAGGCGTGGTGCCTCATGGCTGCGGTGCAACTCGCGTCGCGTCATCCTGGAGCCATCAAGACACAGCCGATGAAGACAGCGATATTGATGGCTCGTCGACTTCAAACGCTGTTGGCGACCACGCCTGCTCTGCAACGTGTGGCGGAAGACGGGTGGGATCAGACCCAGGATCTGCCGTCGATCAATTCGATGACATCGCGCCTCAAGACCACGCCATCGGAGGCAGCGCGGCCGTGTCCGCACTGCGGCCTGTAGAGAGGGAGGGGATGACGGGAGACACGTGTCTCGTTGCGGCCCGTGGGTCGTGCAAGGACCGGGTCACAGCGAACCAGCGTCTTCCCGTCATCCCCCCTACCCGTCTCGTGCGGGGAGACGACTCGCGCGCCTGCGCGTACCACAAGTCAACACCCGCGTTGTGTCCCGGTCAAGGTAACAATGGCCCGACATGTGCTCATCTCAAGGGGGCAAGGTGAACGACATCCCACAACTCTGTGACCGCGCGGGCTGCGGAGCTCCTGTGCAAACGTTTTGCCCTTTATGCTCCAGATGTTTCTGCCTGCCGCACGACAAGCTACCGGACGGTCATATCTGCCTGGCCTCGTATGGCTTTTTCAACGTCAGCCACCAGCTCGATGACGAAGAGGTCGAGCACGCCCTCGAGGGGTTCAGGCCCGTACCATGACCACCACCAAACTCGTCGAGCACCCAGCCTGCGACTGCTGCCCGCATACGGAGCTCTCAGACCTCGAGCGGGACCGTCTGACGCGCGAGGTCTGGGACGGCTGCCCCGACTATGGCTGCCTGCGCGACGTCTGCGAAACGTGCCAGCGTGGCGAAGCCGACTACGTTCCCTGCTCCGGCTGCGGGCTACGCAACTACGACACCCGCGACCGCTTCTGGAACTGCCCCGACTACCCGAAGTGCCGCGCCAGCGTCGAGCATTTCCGACCCGTGCCATGAGCTCTGACCCTGGTCAGACCCACTACGTGGGCGACGGGTGTCAGCCAGCCCACGATCCGCGCATCGACCAGGCGCCACCTGAGGAACGGTTCAAGTTAGAGGGTGGCCAGATTCTCCTTGAGTCTGAAGAATGGGATGCCCTGGCCAACGAACTTGAGCGCCTCCGTGTGGAGATTGAGGATCTCACAAAACTCGGGCAGTCTTACCTGGGGGAAGCGTCAGAAGAAAAGGTCCGGGCCGCGACTGCTGAGGCTGAAGTCGAGCGGCTGACAGTTGAGTTGACTCACCGCGTTGGATGGGAGGAACGCTGCCTGGACGCGGAGGCAGCACTCGCCACGCTGCGCGCGGAGAACGCTCGGCTCCGGGCGGTGCTGGATGAAATCGCGGCAGAGGATGACGAATGACCATCATCCCCCATGACTGCGGCCCAGTCGAGACGTGCGATTGCGTCAACCCGCCGCGCTCCGAACCGTGTGCCCTCTGCGGCGACCAGGCAAGCATTTACAAGGTGCGCTGCCCTGAGTGTCAGGCGCTCTCCGATGTCTGTGGCTCCTGTGAACGGTTCGCATTCCTTGGCTGGTTGCAGTGTCCCGCCCACACGCTTGCCAGCGGTAAGGCCAATTATGTCTGACTCACTCAGCGCCGAATTTCCATCGTCGCCCGACCTGGACGAGATCAGGGAGCGGTTCACTGCCGCGTTCGTTCAGGGTAGGTTCTTTCCAGAAGGGCACGAGTGCTCGCCATACGTGCGCCTCGCCAACGATGTTCAGCCGCTCCTGCGCGAGGTCGAGCGGCTGCGCGCAGGGCTGCGACACATCCGAGAGGTGGCCGAAAGCGGGGCGGCCGGCCGTGAGGCCTTGAGCTTCTGGTGGTTTGGCGAGCAGGTCCGCGTGCTGCTTGAAGAACCTAAAGCGAGTTAGTCGAATGAACCGTGATGAGCTTCGATTTGCCAAGTACGTCGAGAAAACGGATACCTGCTGGTTATGGACAGGTGCGACCACGAACGGCTATGGGTCGTTCCGCGCGGGCAAGGTTATGGCAGGTGCGCATCGCTTTGCCTGGGAATGGGCTTCTGGAAAGCTCATACCAGAGGGGATGCAAATTCACCACGTGTGTCGTACGCCCAGATGTGTCAACCCAGCACACCTCGAAGTCACCACCCGTCGTCGTAATCTGCAACAGCGCAGATATGACTCATGGCGCGAGTTAGCCGGTCCCGCTGGTGGCGTTGAGGCCGAACTTGTAACAGTGACGCTGAATTCCGAGCAATCAGCCTGGGTTCGAGCCCGAGCAGCCGAGACGAACAGTCCCGTTCAGGACGTGGTAGAGCGGGCCGTATACCGATACATTCGCGGGCTGCTCAAGGATGAAGCGCGCAGACTTTCGGCTAAATCCCGTTAGGGATGGCAAGACCAACCCGTCCAGCTACTGCGGATGAGGCTCTGGATGCCCGCGACAAGGTGATGGCGCGCATTGAGGCGCTGGCTCCAGAGGTAGCGCGGCTGCGCGCTGAACAACGCGAA